AGGACCAGCACCCGCTCCTGTTTCTCCAGTCATTCAACCACAACCGCAACCCGGCTCTCCTCAACAAGGTCCAGTCCCAGCTCCAGTCGGTCCCGTCGCACAAGCCCCCAGTTTGAGACGATATAGAAATCTGAGCGATCAAAACCCGTCTGATGATGTCTCTACAACAGGCCAGGTATTCTTTAAGATGTACAACGATGATCCTGATTCAGCAATCCCTGATAGGACTGATAGACAGGACACTCGAGCGTTGGTAAATAATATTCTTGCGATTGTTAAAAATCTTGAAATCCAACGTCAGAATGTTCTTAATCCGAGAGATGCGGGAGCAGTAGGCAGAGTATATGATGAAGTTACGCAAGACCAACGCATCGCACCTGATTTTAATCGATTGGCGGGTCAATCTGAGCGTGAGAAGAAGGCATTTATTGAGAACCTATTGTCAGCCCTAAGAGATATTCGTATTGCCTTTGCTCGTCAGGAGGCAACTGACGCAGGAGTACCGGAATACGCAGGACAGGAAGCGGAACTGTGGGGTCACGGCAAACAGAATGCGAGACAGTTTCTGGCCCGTTCCGGCATGCCTCCACAATTGATACAAAAACTAATTCATCAACACGGAATGACTGATGATATGCGTGTAGATGATCTGGTTGGTAGTGGAGTTTTTGATACGATCAAGGATTTTGCTTCTTCGATTGGCGATAGTGCGAGTGGTTGGTTTGACACGATCAAGAATAACTTGCCTAACATGAGTGATGTTCGACGTGGTGTCGCAAGGATACTACCCGACTCAGCACAACAGTACTTACCGTCAGGACTTCAACGCAGTTTTACGGACAAAGCAAAGGATTTCTTCGGATTTGGAGAGCGTGGTTCGCTTGAAGAACGCAAACGCCTTGCTGAATTGGTGAGAGGCGATCCTCGTTTTGTTGATATGTCGCAAGGTAGGAAGGAGCGTGAAAATGCTATGCCCTATATTATGGAGTTCGATCCAAAGGCAGAATTCTTGAAACGGCGTGGTGAAGTTCTTTCTGGCGGTGTCTATGATGGGTTGAATAACCATATCAACGACGTAATGCCCTACGAAATGTATGGTGGAAATGTCGAACCAGATGATGCTGAAGAAAACACACCATTCAAACGCAGGATTGGAATGCCTAACCCCTTCTCACGAACCCACCCACCCATACATGTTCGCCCTGCTATTGCTTCTAATGCCCTTGATGTTGATGAGAGTTTGCTTCCCTTTAGCGATATATTTAGTGCTATGCGTTCTGGTCACGAGAAGGAGAAGGAGAAACCGGTTGATCTTGATGAACACCCTGACCCTATCCGAATCACAAATGAAAATTACAAGATATTTACCGGAAAACAAAAAGCACCAAAATATAAAATATTATCATAAGATATAAAGAAATAAAATGAAGCCAATCTATCTTTTAGCAATACTACCGCTACTTTTTTCTGCGTCTTGTGTATATACGTTGCCTATAGATGAACTTGCAGTTTCAAGTAATGACCTCGATTTTACAAACGCAGAAGAAGCAGAAGATTATGGGGCAGACGATTTCTCAGACGACAGCTACGCCAACGACGACGAAGATCTCAGAGGCGGAAGGCGTATTCGACAAGCAATCAAAAAGATCATACCTAGACGATCTTCGCCACCGCCACCAAGCAAAGCAATACCGGTTCCAAAACCTGTACCAAAACCGGCACCAAAACCGGCCCCTACCGTCATACGACGAGTTGCCCCTGCCGTATTACCAGTATCAGTAGCGACACACAAGATCATAAAAGTTCCGCAGACGCAGAGCGAAAAAGCCAACAAAGTCGCCCACTATATCAGTATCTTAAACACAGATATTGATAAAAATCATCAAGTGTTTATGAGCCAGTACAACTCTGAACTAGCCAAGTTGCGAGAGATTTCAAAGAAGAAACTCTATACTGAAGAAGAGTATTTGAAAGCTCAGCGAGAACTCAACGCCAAGTATAAAATGTGGAAAGATACATTACATGCTTTTAGCATCAGTAATTCGACTCTATCCTCTTTGAGATCGCACAATAGCAGTTTTACAGAAGAAAAAAATCTGCTCACACATCTATACGAGTATGTTAAGATGTTTTCCACTAAGCAGGGGTATTATAAGCATAATTGCGTGTGTAATGCGACGATCGTAGGCGACTTGCGTAGCGTACAGTCAGCGACCACGCTTTCATAACGCTAAACTTCCGTCTTGACCTGTGTATTTGATCCGAAGACACCTGACCAATTCCTTTTGTTTTTCGAGATCCAACTTGAGTTTCTCGTTCTCCGTATCAAGTTTTATCATTTCACTCTCACAATACTCCTCCCACGTCATTCCGTCTATTCCCGTCTTCTGTGTCTTCCTCGTTTTGACATGTTTTTTCATTAGTTTTTCTTCAAGTTCCTTCTTCTCTCTCAGAAGTTCTGTGACCCACTTGATATGGTAGTTTAATGTCCCCACCACATCAATAGCTCCGACCAGCAGGACTTGGAACTTGTGTTTCTCCAAGAGTTCCTTTGCCTGCTTGACTTCCTCGCTCCACTCCGACTCAGGAAGAGGTCCGTTCTCTGTGTAATATCTGATTGCTCTTGGAGATTCCGACATGATGTAATGCTTTGCTTGGTTGCTTGTATATGAATATGAATCATAAAACCAAATCAATTTTTTTTCATTATTATAGTGAAATGCTAAAATTGAAATACTAATAAATAAAATATCGACTTATTTTATATCGACTTATTCTAAAATGGAGGGAGCAATTGCCTATTATGAGGTTCAACACTTGTACAAGAAAATAGAAACTTTAGAAAAGGAGAATGCTGAATTGAAAAAGAAACTAGAAGCTTCAACCGCTGAACGTTTAGGTTTTCGACATGTGTCGTTTGGCTCTCCTTGTATGAGTGATCCCGAACCAGCTCCTGAATGCGTGAAACGTAGTGGAGTTTGGAATCCTTATCCTAACGCCAACTGGCGTGAAGATGGTATTTATTAATTTTTCTCAAAGAAGGATTATTTCTTCGAGAAAAACGCTTAATATTCAACGGCAACCAAAAGTAATTCTGGGGGGTAGTGGTGAAATAGAAACATTAGGGTTAGGGCACAAAACCGGCAAGACCCTTTTTGCTAAATCAACGACAGGTTTAATAGGAGGACGGGGAAGTTTGATAGGCATCTTTCTATAATAAGCAGAGATAATTAATTCTGCGTATTATATTTAAATTACCGGCGACCCGTTTCGATCGAGTGACCTGAGAGTTATGAGCCCTCCGCTCTGCCCCTGAGCTACACCGGTTTAAATTGAACCGTTATTCAGTTCATATTATTTACTAAGATGCTTTTAAGCAATTTACATGCCTAAATGTTTCGCCATACGACCGCCGGACTGGCCACCGCCGGACTGGCCACCGCCGGAGGCACCACCGCCACTCAATCCACCGCCTGACATACCCATACCAACAGCGTCCATCAAAGGACCGGCCAACATCTTAACCTTGTCCTCGATCGCACCACCAACGATACGAGCAAGACCAGAGTTAGAGATCTGAGGGCGAGAAGAAACAGCAAGAACGTCAGCACGAGACAAAATAGCCGTATAAGTTTGTGAGGTGCCTCTTTCCACACAAAATACCCCGCTGTTCATAGTAATCAGCACAAGCTCATACTCGTTAGAAGCAATAGCAAGACCGGTTTGGTTTTCCAATTCAACTTTGAACAACAATTGGAACGCACCGATCGAACCGGGAGCATACACATCGTCGAGCTCAATATGCCTTCCAAATTCGAGAGCAAGAACCGAGCCACAAAGTGGGAGGACAGCAGGAAGGGCAGTAGCAGAAGCAGGGGGGTTCTCGCTGGACTGGTATGCGGAACCGCTAAACTCAGCCCACGTCTGATTGGAACCGCTCTCAACAGACATACGCCACAGATCCCACGTATCACTACCGCTCAACAGACCGGCCTTGTTGTTAAATGAAATGTTGATCTTCTTAATAGCAAGAAAGCTGTCAGAGTCGCAGGGGGTTTGGTCAGCGAGTTTCTTACGAGCAACGATAATGAGTTTATCGGGGACAGAGTTCAACTGAATACTCTGGAATGTCTGTTCCTTCACGTCGCCGGGTGCGAATGCCTGCGAAACAGAAGTTAAATAACGAGGATACTCAGCAAAGGGGCAAACCACTCTAGCACTCACAAGATTTGATGGCTGGCGAGTAAGGAAGAGCATAAGCAGACGAGAAGAAGTAACTGCGGAAACGACGGGCTGAGTAATGGAGTACCAAGCATTCGCTTCAACAGCACCACCGGGACCAGCGGGTCCGTGAGCGAGACGAATCGCACGATTAGCAGAGCCCAAATTAAAAACGAAGTTAAGGGTCTGCACGCCGAACAGCCCAGCGTTGTTACGCTCAGGATCTGCCCAGAGGAAAGGAGACATCATGATCGGCTCACGAGTCAAGAAACGAATAGTGATGTTTCGGACGGTAGTATCGCCAGCACCTGCCTTAGGAGTATTGCCGGTAATAGCAATAACACGGAAACCACCTCGACCCTGAAAGTCCTGATCGAGAGCGTTGTCGTTCCAAGCAGAGTTGGGGTTGTTGTTCGCACCAAGAGCGTCGGTGTAAGAGTAGTAAGAGTCATACTGAGTAGGGGTGGCGTTGTTGTAACGAGCAACCTCACGACGGTCACCAAAACGAAGCAACTGAAACTGAATATCACGCTGGTTCTGAGAAACGGTGTTGTTGTTGATAGTTGCCTGAATAGTGTTACAGCATGAGTGAAAGGGGAAGGGGCCAAGAGCAGAAGCGTATCCTACATTGACCACAGTTTGACCGATAGGCATATCAGCCGTTGGTGTCGCAGAAAAAGAAACAGTCATATCTGTCTCGACCATAATGCGTCTGCTAAATACTGTGCTCTCCGAAGGCAATTGCACATTATATGTAATACTGGAAGTGCTTGTAGAAATAGCGTTGTATTGGGAAGGGGTAATGTTCTGAGCCCCTTTGAACACAGCGTAACGAACCTTATCGGAAGTCAAAAGGAGATCGTCTTGGACGCAAATCTTGTCGAAGTCAGCTGAAGCCATATTTATCTTTGTTTATAAGTTATACAAAGATAAAAAAAAATGTATTTATCGCTTTATTTCCTAAAATTGTTTTAATAAACTCCCTGATCCTTTTTTCTAAATAATATCTTCAGAGAACAGTTTGCCCCGTTTTGTAAATAGAAATCATGAGTGATTCCATAAACATCTTTCCACGCAACGCTAATTTGAATGCCGTAAAGCGGACTATTGCTCTGTAAATCGATCAATCGATACTCTGCCGTTGGTAAATAAAGAACGCTTGGGAAATATTCAGTTCCTGTTTCTAAATTAACGACTAAATCTGTAATTTCGTTGCTTAAGTTATCATTCTGTCCAGAATCGCCATTTTGACCAGATAAAACTCTTGGAATACTAGTTAGTTGTGGTAGAACTGGAACAAGTGATGAAGTGAAGATGAGTGATTGGATTGGAGAAAGAGTAGCCCCAGTCGAATATGTCTGTTCCATAAACAGAGCGTTAAAAGGAGGACCATCAAGAACATTACCACTCGGATCAAGTCCTGCTGGAACATAATTATTGCCTGGGCCACCCTCTTTGTTAAACACCTTAATTAAGTAGTTCGCCTCGCCATCATTCGCTGTTGGAGGATTTGGTAAATATGTATAGTTGTGATATGCCTGAAAAGAGCTAAAGAGTTGGTAAAGTGCGGTATTGAAGTATATGAATCCAGTAGCACTACCTGCTTGTGGCGTTGTTCCTGCTAAACAATCCTGTTGATAAATCAATTTTTGTGCGACTAAAGTTGCGATCGATCGTTGATTGTCCCACAGTAAATAGGGGACTGATGTTGCCCAATTAGCAGGAAGAGTAATACCACCGGCGGTTGCTTGTGTGACAACATCGGCAACAGCATCTTCAAGTGCCTTATTTATCATACAGATAAACGCCTGAAAGGTATTCAACCAGTAGTAAGGTTGAGTGGTCTTTTCGATAGTAAGGGGTGGTACAGGTGGTAGATAAATGTTCGACTGAGGAACATATATGACTCTCTTCTTTGATATGAGGCGGTCTCCGGGTGCTGTTTGTGGGTTGTATTCTACACTTACAAAGTATGATGTATCGTTTGGTTGAGGAACCGGTTGCTGTAGATCAATCTGAGGAACAAAGAGAGGCATGCCTCCAGCTGTGTCTAAATTAAAGCGAACGATCGAGAGAAAGTAGTCAGAGGGATTGTCTAAAATAGGACTACTACGAACTTCAGTAAATGTCAGACGGTTTTGCTGTGATGTTTGTGACTGTGTGTTTGATGGCTGAATGTTATTCACGACCGAGAGGTCATAGTATATCTGGGTTGGTTGAGTCATCTTGTCTATACCATATGTTTATATAAAAAACTTATACATTTTCCTAAATAATTCATGTAATAATCCTTTTTTCGATAAATCTGCGTAATAATCCAAATAATCTCGTAAAAATCTACTCAAAATAGGTTATTACAGGAATAATAAATTTATTTTTACTTATCATAATGTAAAACAGTTAGATTTTTACTGTATTTCCATATTATAACAGTAATAATCCATTATATGACGGTAATAATCCATATACGTAGTGTAGGGTGTGTAGGGTGTGTAGGGTTTGGGACCTTTTTATCAATATTTTATAAGATCGATTATAAAATATGGATACGAGCGATCGTCCTAATATCGTGTAAAACATACCTCCAACCCTACACACTCTACATGTCTAAATGTTTAAGCGGAGGTGATATTCACATCAGGGAGACCGTTTGCGAGAACGACATAGGCAACAGTTCCGGCGTAAAGGGCATCAAGAGATACAGCAGTAAAACCTGTGCCTGCCGTCACGGCAACCGTGAATTGATTGTCAAGACCAAGATCAGGGTTGGTGCGTGCGGTGATTGTAGCGACACGGAGAAGCACGACATCTGTAGCTGTAATCTGAGGAACTGGGACCGTGCATGTCTGACCGGCGACGAATGTGAGAGTTCCCTGCTGTTTAACGCCGGTTCCGGCGATTGAAAATGAAGATGCTGAAGAAAGAGACATTTAATTCGTGTTTTATAATATTACAATAGATAATTATTTTCGAGATTTTGCTAAAATACTTTCGTTTTTATTTATGAATAAGTTAGTCCGTTTGTTTTCCCCCCGATCTGAATCCACGCATTCTTTCCTTGATTTGCTATATACGATTGACTCTCATGTCCTCCGTTCGTTGCGGTAAATGTTGCTGTATTGTAAAGAGTACCGTCAAAGAAAAAACCGTTCGGTAGAGGTAAAGTAAATACTATCGATCCGTGAGTTGATGGATCATATTGATAAATAGAATCTTTTGCTCCAACACGAACTGAAATCTGACCCAAAGCAGTATCATCATAAATATATATACCACAATTCGCTACAACACCACCAGTTGTATCAGGGACAAATCCGGTTGGAGTTGGCGGTAGGATTGTTCCGAGTGTTCCGTTTGGAGCCGAAAAATAATAACAATAACACGCTAAACTAGTAGCATCTTGATATAGAACAAAATCATACGGGTTTGCCCCTGCTCCTATATCTACGGTTCCTGATGTTATACAATTAAAGGTAAAGGGTATTATAGGGCTCGGATAAGTTCCTGTTGCGTTGTTTGTGGCTTTGGAAACCGTGTTGAGAATAACAGGAATACCAGAATTACCGCAAAGCATAATGTTATTTGCTCCCTGTGATACAATACTTCTACAGCATGTTCCCTGTAAAAATGGTTGCGGGGATCCAGTTGGTGTTCCAGCCCATAAATTAGGACTTGGAAGCAACGCTAAATCCCAAACTGCTACACCTGTAGCATTTGGAGGAACTGGAAAATCGCCACCAAGTTCAGTTTTCAAATTATCGAATTCACCCACTATTGTTAATCGCTGACCGTCCCATACAGCATCATTAATGATTGCCGGTGCCCCCGCCAACTGAGCTCCAAATCCATTTGTGACGGTTGCTGGTAGAGCATACTCCCCTGTTAATAAATCATAGATCATCATGCTTAAGTATCCGGTGCTTGGAACAGGCGACGGGGCTTCGGTTAGAACTAAAGAAAATCGACCAAAAATCCATAACTCATCAGTTCCACCTCCGGTCGCCTGAATTACCTTACTACAAAACCCTTGAGGACCCAACCCAGACAATCCAAGTGCCGTCCCCATATTCGGAGAAGGTATGTTTTCCATTTCTATAGCTTGATCATTTGTGGCGTTCATATGTACGATATTGCTACAGATTAAGTCCGGCTGACCATCACGAACTAGTTTATCGAATGATCCAACTAAAATAATACTATTATCTAAATTTGTTCCTGCTCCAGTAGGCCCTGTAAAGCCGAATACTTGAGCTGGAGCACCATAATCATCTTTCACTAACAACCCCATATGTAGAGTTGATCCTGATCCCTCATTAGTCCAATATATATTGACACATCTCGCACCATTTACAATCTCAACGATGCCTTGCATTCCTGTAAGTTGTGATCCCGCATTTAAAAAAGTGTTGTAAAAGGGAGTCGTGAATTCTATTTGATATGTTCCAGGAGGATTACCACCTTGACTTGTAATAGCATTCCAAGATTCAGCCGGTGATTCAGCCACTAGTATCATAGTTTCATTCAAGGATTGTGGGGGATCTACCGATTGAGTGGCTGAGTTGCTTCGATTGATTGTAGGTCCAGAGGAAGCAGGGGTTGCCCAACGCATTCCAGTCGGAGCATTTGCGAAGACCTCCAATACCTGTCCGTCTGTCGTTCCAAGTGGTAGAATCTCTCCTGTTTTAGCAGATATACCGACCGGTAAATCACCCTTTGCGGTGTATGCGATCGATATTTCATTTGTACCTGTCGTTGGTTCTAAATCTTGAAGAGGTGGTATTGTTGTTATTGATCCAGTTGGTCCTGCGAGTGGAGCCCACTTCAAACCGGTTGCCTCTGCTGATGCTGATGTAAGAACATAATTATTAGTGGTTGGTGCTGGAACTAATCCTCCAACTGATGATGTTCCAACGCCTGCCGGAATTTCACCCTTAACTGCTGTGAATGCGATTGAAATCGTGGGGTCGCCGGCTTGTGGTTCTTCTACTAATAAAGGGGGCTGTGCTGAAATTGCCTCAGTTACAGCAGACCATATAAGTCCTGTCGCTTCGCCTGAATCAGCTTTTAGAACATATCCATCATGTGCTGGTGGCGGAATTAATGCTCCTACTTTTGCTACACCAGTTCCGGCCGGAATTTCCGCCTTGACACCTGAGAAGTTGATACTTATTGTGCTTACATTATTTACCTCTTCGTCAATAAGAGGTGGGGTGGCGTTCAAAGTCCCCGATCCTCCTACAGCTCTCCAAACTAAACCAGCTGATCCTGCTCCAAGTGTATTGTCACTTGTTAAAACATAACCATTTTGCGTTGGTGCTGGGACTATTGTAGGTGAGTTTGCTTGGTTTGCTGATATGAGTTCTTGATAGTCAATAGGCACAGCACCGGGGACTGGTATATACCTCAACCCTGTTGGTTCGTTGCTGTCATAAGATAGAACAGTACCGTCCGCTGGTGGTGCTATAGGGAACGCTACTTCTTGTGTTGCTGTTGCTGTAATGATTTGACCTTTAGCGAGGTTAATACCTCCACCTTGCGGGATAAGATTATCGTAGATCTTACCGGTTGTTTTATCAATAATACTAGAAATAGACATGTTCTAAATACCTTATTTACAATATGTCGAGATTTTATTTTGCTGTATTTTAATGTTTTAATTATAACGCTGACCGTCAATCAAATACAGCGACCCGTCCCAAGTAATAGTTAGAATTGCGGTGGTGCTTACTGATACACTAATAGCAGTTGTGTAGTTGGTTCTTGCTCCAGTAAGAGAAACCGCAATCGTTCTTGTAGCACCTGTCGCAGTTAAATATATACGCCATTCTCCTCCTACTCTTGGACCAAAGAAATTAATAGCAGTCATATTTGCGGTAAGCGTTCCTGTAAAAATACCTGTTGAGCGATTACCAAAATCGGCGGTTAGTGTTCCTGATGCAAAGGTTGCTGGCTCTTGAGTGTCTGGTAGTGTGAGTTCCTGTGTAAAAAAAACGGGCGGAATTAAAGAAATAAAACTACTTGTAAAGTCCGCTATATTTGTTGATGCGTTAAAATTAGACCCCGAGAACATTTGAACGGTCTCATGATATACTCTTATTCCAGTTCGTTTTGATGGTCCTGATGTTTGCCGATAATACATTACGGCGGTTGCTGTTCCAGTATCACTATTATCAAATGTGGTTATTCCAGCATATTCAGTCCCGAATGGACCTACCCCGCCATAATTCGTTTGCCTGTATATCTCAAAATCACCAGCACTATTTCCACCAAAGTCAAAGTTTGACGAATTATAATCGTCTATTTGACATACACCGGTAATTTGTGGGTCATTATTTCTTAGGGTCAATTTACAACCTTCAGCAACAGCAACTGGTAATGATGTATTTATTGGACTGATGCTAATTGTGGGACCGCTTGAAGGGTCGCTTGTGGTTTTTTTAATAGCACCATCAAGTGGATTAAATGTAAAAGGTTCTGGAGTAATATCTGCTTTTAGCGTTTGACTTGCTCCTCCTGCCGAAACGAAGGTAAATAGATAATCAAAATTATTTCCACTAACATCTGTAATAGCAATAGTAGAAGCAGAAGTTGCTGTTCCAGCAAAATTAGTAGTGGTTAAAGTATTTGAAGAGGGGTCGTATGTTAATCCAGTAGTATCAACTCTAACTGATTTTTGAGTTCCAGCAGTATTTACAAAGGTAGGGTAATAAGTCCCAGCAGTAGAGGTTGTATCTGTGATGGTTATATCGGTAGCATGAGTAGCAGTCCCAGCAAAATTAGTCGTAGTTAAAGTATTTGAAGAGGGATCGTATGTTAATCCAGTAGTGTCTATTCTGACTGATTTATTTGTTCCAGCACTATTTACAAAAGTAGGATAAAAAGTCCCAGCAGTAGCGATGCTGTCTGTAATCGTAATGTCTGTTGCTCCTAATGCTGATGTAGCAGTAGTAGCGTTTCCTGATAAATCACCGATGATAGGTTGAGTGAATGTATTTGATCCAGTAAAAACATTATTTAACCCGAGAATAGTCGCACCCGAAGTCCCAGTTGCTCCTTGCGGTCCTGTTGGACCAGTCGCACCCTGCAGACCAGTCGCACCTGCTGAACCAGTTGGACCAGTCGCACCTTGAATGCCTTGAATACCTTGAATACCTTGAACTCCTTGCGGACCAGTTGGTCCAAGATCACCCTGCGGACCTGTCGATCCTGTCGCTCCTGCTGGTCCTGTTGGACCTGTATCACCTGTCGCACCTTGAATACCTTGAATGCCTTGCGGACCTGTCGCACCCGTATCACCCTGCGGACCAGTTGCCCCCACCGCACCTGTAGGACCAGTCGCTCCTGTTGGACCTGCTGGACCTGCTGGACCTACCGCATAAGCAATTATCAAAATTGGGTGATTATTTGAGAGTGTTCCAAAATCAAAAGTGCCTGATGCTAGTACAACATCATATTCAACCTGAAGACCTGCTGTAGTGGTTGATGCGGTAATGTTCCATTCTTGCTTGTTTGCCGAAACATTCTTGTCCTGAATAATAAAACTATCACCTGTAGTGAGATTACTCAAAAGGATTTCCAAATCATCACCTACGACATCAAAAACGCTGACCCATATTTTCGTTGCTAATGTTGTATTCACAGCATTCCATATCACATTTCCACTCCCAATAGGCGGAACGGGGGTTTGCTGTGTTATGTCTGTCGTATAGTTGTAAAATGATGATGACTGTCCGGGGACACCCTGCGGACCTGTCGCACCTGTCGCACCTTGAATGCCTGTCGGTCCTGTCGCACCTTGAATGCCTTGCGGTCCAGTATCGCCCTGCGGACCTGTAGGACCAGTATCACCTTGAATACCTTGCGGACCTGTCGCACCCGTAGCACCAATCGCACCCGCAGGACCAGTATCACCCGTCGCACCCTGCGGACCTTGAATGCCTTGAATACCTTGAACGCCTTGAGGACCAGTTGGACCTAAATCACCCTGCGGACCTTGCGGACCTGTCGCACCAGTCGCACCAGTATCACCCTGCGGACCTGTCGGACCTGTCGGTCCTTGCGGTCCTACTGGACCAGTTGTGCTTACTACCCACTCCACACCCAAAGGTGCTGAACTATTCGCAGATAAAATGTATGTGTTTGCCCCAGCGGGTAAAGTTTCAGTATTCACACCATTACCTACCAATATTGAACCTAATTGAGTTGCTCCTTTGATTTGTAGGTTGTCTCCTGCCTCTCCTATCACGAGTGCGAGATTATTTCCCTGTCCTACTGTACCTGTCTCTATTTTAATACAGCCAATCGTATTAAAATCTGTAGCATCTTGCGGGATCGCTCCTACCGGTGTGAGTGCCGAGTTACCATTTACGAGAACTGCTCCGAGTGTCATATCACCACGTGGATCTGCTTCCCACGGGATTAGGTTAGGATAGAACTTTCCTCCAAGATTTGGATCAGGATTTTTTCTGTCAATTCCACTTGATAGAGACATGTTTAATTTTTGTATATATTTATATAAGATAATTAATTTCTCATTTAAATATAAATGTCCGTTGATGCGAATACAACTGATCCAAATCTACAAATACCAGATAAATCGATTCTTTACCAGATTGCGGGGGCTTCATACGCCGAGAACTTTGATGGTAGTATAGACGGTTTTACTTTGCTAAAACAGACCCCGACAATCAAGATTTTTAAGAAGATCGATTATCCTGTAATTGTAGTTGGAGTGCGTGGTACTGCTGATTTTCAAGATTTTATGGCGTGGATTCCAGTTGTTCTAAACACGATTCGAGATACTGAGCGTTACAAAACAGATACAGATTACCTCCTTCATTTTCAACAAGATTACGTTCCTTCACAATTTTATTATTATGGAACAGGTCACAGTTTGGCCGGAGTTCTACTCGACGAGTGGTTGAAAGCAGGCCTCATCTTGAAAGCCAGAACATACAATCCAGCGATCCAAGAAGGCGATATTGAAAATGCCGGAATAGATAATTATCGGGTATATTCAGACGGCGACCCCCTATATAACATGTTTGGAAAACGGGCAAAAAGAGCTCCAGAGGTTCGTAAATCATCAAAACCTTTCGGTATGCAACAAGTAGCACAGTTTTCTTTTTCACCGTTGTATTGGTTTGGTAAAGATATTTTAAGAGAACATTCTTGGCGAAATGCGGTATTTCAAGGCGGTCGTGGTCGATTTCAAGAGATTTAGGAACTACCGTGCGGAAATAGCGTTAGAAGCTATAGCATCATATGATAAACCCGTTTCTTGCTTGATTTCAGTAATCCAATCATGAAACTCTTGAAGATTCATATCATCTCTCAGATTCGCCTTTATCCAAAGCGTAGCGAATGCTCCACATGTTGCTTTCGGCGAGGTTTTCGACTGATACTGGACTCTATTGTATTGAATATTTTTGCCCGATTTTCGAAGAAGTTGCGAGAGATAGGGCTGATCTTGACCCAATTCACGATTTTTCGCTTGTGAGTTCCAATATAGAGGAGCATCAATCTTGCTTCCGTATGAGCAGAAAAAGCAGATCGTATCCTTTCCATTATCAATATATCGATTTACAACGACAAAGTGGCCGGTGTTTGGAGCGTGTTCATAAAGCAGGAAGAAATATGTTTTTGGTTTCGGCAATAATTCAAAGATATTTTCGACATCTGCTAGTTCGCTGTATTTCAATACCTTAGCACCGGGCAGGTACTGACGAATATTATCATCACCCATAGGCGTTTCGCTAATCTCTCGAACGGTCGCATTTGCTTCTCCTACTACTTTATTCAATATCTGCTTTGCTACTTTTTCTTCTTCTTTGTCGGTCTGGGCTAATCTGGCTCCTCCCCTCACGCTACGTTTCATAGCATTTGCGGACTTTTCGCCATATTTATAACGATATGCCTTTGTTCCATTACATAAATCGGAAGTGAAACAACAACGACCCGATCCTTTCGCCTCAAACGGCTTGAGATTGCTGTCGCCCCTGATCTTCTGTTTTTCTGAAATCTGGAGTTGTAGATTTTCAGGATCGATTTCCTTTGCGGTCAGGGGTGTATCCTTTGTGATACGCTTCGTTGGTCGAAAAACAGGGTATGCTTGATTCCCCACGTCTTTCCACTCCTCTTTGAACCATCTTGCTAGTGGTCTGCCGTTGTTGTCCTTGAACTTACCTCCAAGATCTTTATACAGTTTAACGACTGCTCCAGACCGGTATGCTGACGGTTTCTTGTATCGAGGATATACGATTTCTTTTGCTTTTTCATAGAGTTTCTTATTGAGTGGTACTGCCCCACCCACCATATACATTAGAGGATTATTAGGATCGTAGGGTTGAATTTTAAATTGAGTAGGATCGCCTACAAATTGAGGTTGCTCTGGTAATGGTGCTTCAACTTCTTCATCTTCATCATATCCCCAATTACGAGGGTCGTCACCCTCTTTACGATAATTCATCTTCTTCTCTTCTCCACCAAATAATGACTTACCGGCCCACCCCAAAGCAGAATTAAATAATGCTTGAGAGACACTATTGTCGGGGTTTTGTTGAATACTTAACGGTGTGAGTGCTTTAAAAAATGAACTCATGTCTCCACCAGTTTTACCAGCACTACATATCTTACATGCTTCATCTACCTTGCGTTTCTCTTCTTTTTGCTCTGGAGTCATAAAAAAATCGGAAACTGTATCACCTATTAAATCCATTCCGGATTGTACTGATTGACCCAATAAACCCGACCAGTCAATATCTCCACCTTTTTTACTACTACCGTCCCAAAGAATATTAATCGCAAGCGAATTCGGGCTGTATTTATCTTTGGCCCAGTCACCCTTTATCTTACGGGCACGAGCAAGATATGCCTTACGCTTATTATCAGCGATCGAGGGGAAATGTTGCCTGTAAATAATGTAATCGTTGTTATTTATGCTTCCAAATTTCACTCCACGTAATTCGAGTTTATGTTTTCCATCATTCGCCAACTTCAACATGTTAGCATCTTTATATCCTGCCTTTTTCGCAAACTGTTTCGCAACTTTCAAATATTCGGGTTCGCCAGTTGCCTCTTCAACATCAAAATCTTTCGAATCAGTATTTTTCACGAGATCTTTTGTTAGATCTGTATCTGGAAATGTGGGTCGTTCCTCATCATCTTCCTCCTCACCTCCATACATTCCAAAGAGGGTCTCGAAATCTCGATCATCAAATCCTCCAATCATCATACCACCTGAGAAGTCGTCAGCACTTGCGTATAATGCTTTCAGCTGGGCTTTGGCTCTTGCTAAAGGTAGGGGGTCGTTACTATGTGAGCGGTCTGTACCTTTCGTAAAAACCTTCCAACCTTTCTGAACTTTTCTTATTTCGTAGGGCATTTATATTATGATAATAAAAAATTATAATATAAAAAATGTAATTATTTCGTGTAGATATAATCCTTTTGCTGTGCTGTGCTGTGTCCCATCTTCTGAGCATCTTCCGCCTGTTCCTCGCTGACCTTGCCGTATTTATCAGTCAGATACGCATGTCTTAACTTACTTGATCCTGTCCCCTTACCAAGAGCTGAGTTCAAAATGCGTGTGATTGCGTTCATTTGTGATACTGGTTCGCCGTCAGCATACACGAGAAACCTTACAGAATCAACACCTTTCGGCATCTTTCCATTTTTCAGAAGCGGGTGATGTTTGTAATAAATGTTCAATACATGTTTCAATTCAGCATCAACCGGTTCAACCTGTGTTCCATACGTCTTGTCGGTCTTGTATTTGTGAAACACGAACTCCTGCGGATCTTTCAGCGTCACATAATTACGATCAGTCGGAGTATTGGCGGTATTCTTATCGATAATATAAGCATTCAGGTAATCACCGTTACGGCGTGGTGCTTGAAGCGTGTAGAGCGACACGACAACCCACTTGAGCAAGGTCTCATACTGTGGAGGCGTGAGTTGCTTTGAATCAGCAAAGCCGATTACTTGATTTTCTAAAGCGTTACGTTTCTCAGTAATATCGTCCCACTTGGGCAGGTCGGCCGGATCATGTTTGATCTCCTTCACTTCCTTATTTTTTGAAAGCATAATGTCGTAGTATTTTGAGTACAGCTTCTTATGCTTAGGGGCATCTCCACCAATATTCAAGGCAGACACAACAGCGATATAAAAATTGCGTTGCGTGGTAGGTTTGTAGTCCTTTAATTTATCCGCAATTAATTCCGGTTTTTCAAGGAACTTGAAACTCGTGAGTGGTTGTTGATCATTCAATCTGCGAAGATTCGTGAAATATAATTTCTGAGAACTCGCAGAAATATTATTATCGCTAAACTTTTCGCCTAGTTTTTTTTCGAAGTCAGTCATCTTAGTATATATTATATACTGAGATAATTTTATGTTGATTTTTCCGCTAAATAATCTTCGTCAATAGATTAACAGGAATGTAAATGTAATCTTGTTCAGAGTCATATCCGGCCCTGTCTTGTCGGCAATACGGGGCAATATTAAATGTGCTAAATGTTTCCTTGTTGTATTGTATATAATATAATCCGTCTGTGAATTGAAATAAAAATATGTTGTTTTCCGGATTCTCATTCAACAATTTTCCTAGTGGAAGCATCGTTGTCGCAAACCTGTTGCGTGATATTCTGCGTGTTTTCAACTCGTATTTACAACCTGATCCTACAAAATCATATCGATCGTATTTTTCAGTAGAAGGTACAATTGTTGAATCATTAAAGAAGGTTTTTATGGTGTCCAAAACAGTTGTTTCGGCTTGGCGACCAAACTGATAATCTCTCTCGTAGGCGGATTTTTGCTGAACAGCGACTGAACACATGTTGTGATTGTAATATATACTACCATTATATTATAATTTTTCAGAATTGAACGAAATAGATTATTCCTAAACTTTCGAGATTATATAAAATTGAAATAAAGTAAATTGAAAAATATAAACCTATAATCAAAATCAGAAAGAACCATCAAGTCAATAATGCAGTTAGAGTGTCCAGTTCAGAAAGAATTGAGGAGAAAAATGTTGAATGAATTACAATTCGTGAGACGAGTATATGACCCGTTGATTATCAAATTGAATAGAAATATGTATTGGATTACTGAAGGCAGAGGACTTACTTGCGGAGCATTATTAAAAGTTGATGATGAGTTGTTCGAGCAAGTGGGGGAATCATATTTTCCAAAACCTCACATTTATCATAGGGTCAAACATGTCACTTTGAAAATTAAACACGCAATCGTGGAACTTTAAACTTTCGAGATTATTTGATGATCCTTGATTTTCCAGCTATTTAAAAAAAAATTGAATTGGTTTATTCATCATTATTCAGATACAGCGATTAAGCAAGGCAATCAAGAATGAGCAGACAAATTGTGAGAGCATCTTACACAACCTATATTACGTGGAAGATTCCAGCAGGAATTGATTTGGAGGACAAGGAAACTTACGGTTTTGCCGACAAGTGGGGCACTCTCTACATTTGGAACAAGAAAACAGGCGAGGAATTTAAAATTAAAGATGGTGAAACGTGGGATCACGACCAGAAAAGAAGCGACCATCTTGAAGTTCTCGAAGCAGACAGCGAAGGAGTGGCTGGAGAGGATTATGTTTAAAAATCACATAAACAGGTAGTGTAGGGTTGTGTAGGGAATGTAGGGTTTGACGGGTTTTTGCCCTTTTTTTTTGTGTATCGATCCATTTTGTTTGTGTGTTTTTATTTTCACTTCATTTTGGGAAAAACAGGGTACAACCCTACACACCCTACACACACCATAACCCTTACCATAATTTTTTAGAAGAATTGATGGAATGAGAGCGTTTATGGTCTTAGTGTAGGGTGTGTAGGGTATGTTTTTCCCTACCCTACATACCCTACACTACTTTAGAAATATTATGTAGAAAAACCACATAAAAATAAAATATCAGTATATATAAAGAAACCACCACATAATGTCGTCAAGTGATGAAAACGATCCAATTGCGAAGAGAGAGAAGTACAACGAATACATGAGGAATTATCGATTACTCAATCCTGATAAGGTCCGAAAGATCGGGAAGAACAAATACTATAAGCATAAATTCGGAGGTAACCTAACCCCCGAAGATGTAATTAAATACAAGGATCATTTAGACAAAGTTTGTATTATTCGGAATGCTATAAAAAGCTTATTAGATGAAAGTCCGCAAACAGCGATTGCCCTCATTCAAGATACAATTAAGCAATTCGAATTAATGAAATAAGTGTTTTAGATTTTTACATATAGAAAATTGAACAAAAGATTTAGGAAAAAATTGAATATATTTATGTGAAAAAACAACATAAATATATAATCTCTGTGTATAGTATAACAACGAAAACAACGACGAACATGTTTCAACGACTGATTGGCTTTAGCGAACCCAACTACCCGATCGTGAGACGGGAAAAATTTGACGAAGATGTTATTAAGAGCATAATTGCTGACGAAGCATATAGCATTCAAGATAGAAAAACAACCTCAGCATATTACAAGCGAAAATATGGAGCAGGAGAAACAAATGTAATTTATCAGTTTGGCGAGGGCTGTGAGGAACACAAACTAGGTAGGTTATTCGCTCAACATAATATGGGATTTGCGAATTGGACTTGGACGATTCGAAACCCGTTGGCGAAGAAATGGTACTGGGATATTGATATTGCGAATGCTCATTACAAAATTGCGTTGAAGTACTGTGAAAGGTATGATATTGAACATTCGAAACTCCGTGACTATTGTGAGAACCGAAACGAGCGATTGAAAATGGTATGCCCTGACAATCGTGATCGTGCTAAGAATGAGTTTTTGAAAACATTATATGGCGACAAACCAAGAGATTATGGATTTTATCTGAAAGATGTCGAAGGCGTGATCACGCCAGAGGGTTATACCTATGTGAAAGGATTGAAAGCAGAAGTGGCCCTCTTGATGCAAACTGTGTGGGAAAAACACCCTCAATACCACGATCTCAAAACTGGAAAGGAGAAGAAGTCGATCAAGAAAAAGGACAATCCTCAAGCTTCGCTGATGTCTCTGATTTTCCAAACTGAAGAACGCCGAATGTTGATGTGTTTGAACGAGTATCTAACAATCAACAAACGCTATATGGCGGTATTTATTCATGATGGCGGGTATGTTGAGAAATTGGAAGGCGAAACTCAGTTTCCGAAAGAATTGTTGGAAGGCGGAGCAAGAATGATCAAAGAGTTCGTTGGATATGATGTAATACTTGAAAACAAGGAAATAACGCATAATTGGACACCGAAGAAGATCGATCCTGATAGTTATTCATACAAGAAGACGCTATTTGAAAAGAACAACGCTTTAGTAAGAGCGACATTTGTATCCGTACATGAGGACGGGTATGTTGATTTTATGAGTGAAAGAGAGGCAAAGTTGAAGTTCGCCAACTGGCGTATCAACGAATTAGATCAAGAAACGTTGAAAATGAAGAATATTCCATTTCTTGAGAAATATATTGCTGATCCGACTAGAACAGAATATGATCGTATTGATTTCAATCCAAATCTAAATGATTCTCCCAAACGCATCTACAACTTGTTTGATGGTTTTGAGGTTGATAAAATCAAAGATAAGATTGTAGTTGAAAGCAAGTCGATTATGCGTGAAAAAATACAACCTCTGATCGAACACATGAGTTACTTGACAAGTGGTCACGAAGAATACCTAATTAAATGGTTGGCCTTTATGATTCAGAAACCGTACATGAAAACTCAAGTGAGCATTTTGTTTCGTGATCAAGCCGGTCTGTTGAGTGAAGGTGGTGGAACGGGTAAAAATCAATTCTTCGAGAGATTGGCGTCAAGATTGATCGGAGAGAAATACACCTACTTTGTTGATGATAATAATGAACTGTATAATTCATTCAATAGTTTATTTGAAGGAAAACTTATGATATTTGTTGAAGAAGCGTCTGGTAAGGCCAATCATCAAAATAGCGATACTTTGAAATCCAAAATCTCGAAAAAGAAGACAAATGTGAATAAAAAATCGATTGCTCAATACACGGTAAATGATTATTGTAATTATGTGTTCTGTACAAATAACAGTAATCCGATTCCAATCTCAAAAGGCGATCGTCGCTGGGCTGTGTTTGACACAAATCCAATCATGCGTGGAAATGGTGAGTATTTCAAACGGCTCATATCAGCCCTTGAAGATGATGAGGTAATTCAATACTTCTATCACTACTTGAAATATGAAGTCAAGACATATGAAGATTCATTTGAACTTTCGAATAATGTACCAGATACTGAAGCATACAGGGAAATTAAATTTATGAACGCCCCGACACATCTGAAATTCTTGATTAGTTTGTTATACAAGGGCGAGATGAAGAAGGAATATTATTCCAGAGATTTATACGATGCCTACAAACTGTGGTATGCTGAAAATAAGCCCGGAAAAGAATCGGAAATACTTACGGAAACTAGTTTTGGAAGCATACTCAAAAAGAATGATGACGAGATCACACTTGACAACACTCGAACGGCGAAAGGAATAAAATACATGATGGATATTCCAAAAATAATTGCTGGATTGAAAAAGATTAAATTATTACACGACTCCTTTACATTTGTTCCAAAGGCGGATTAATCACCTGCGACACTACCAGCTTCTGATGTGGCTGGTAATGCCTTAATATCTTCCTCCGAGAAGATTGCGTCTAATTTTTGCTTTGCGAGATTGAGTTCTTCCGCTTTTTTTCTTGCTTGGACTGCTCGTTGATGACGTTGTCCTTTGTCGTGATGACCTTTATTATAGTATGAGTAAGTCCCGTAGCAGATGACACACATAGTAGGCCCCTCTGCTTGCTTCTTAGCATAAAAGGTCTCGTAATATTGTCGTAATTTTACTGGATCAGTCCGAGATGGCGGTAGTTTGCGAGGTTGCTCCATTTTCCTATATACTTTAAGTATTATTAAAAATTCAGAAATACTTAAAGTAGCTATGATTTAAAGTATATTTTTTGATAAAATTTTAATATTTACCTAATATAAATGCCTCTCCAAGACATCACATATTCTAAAGAACTCGAAAAACTGCTCAAGAATCAAGCGGAACAAGCTGAAAGCTATTCGATCCTACATAATCTATCCTATGAGAAATACCAGTTTAGAAGCAACATCATCAATATACCTGTAATTATCCTGAGTAGCGTGATTGGATTGCTGACGGGTATGAATATACAAAATGACGACATGTTTATTATTCTCAGTACAGGTTCGATATTTGTGAGCGTAATCAAGAGTATTGATTCTTATTTTCAATTACAGAAACGATCAGAAGGACACAGGATTTGTTCTCTACAATTCTCTCAGATCTTCAATAAAATACAGATTGAATTATCTCTTTCGAGAGAACAGCGACAAAATCCAAAAGACATGTTGGCGTTGATCAAAACTGATCTTAAAAATCTATTTGATATAGCCCCGCTTATTGATCATGATATAATAGCAAAATACAACGGTCTCTATAAAAACGAGACAGGTGTATCAAAACCGCCAATCACAAACGGATTGACTCAGATTGTCGTTCAAGGAGACACGACTCCTCCAGCCCCGCCAAGTTCGAGAGAAGGATCAGAGAGTAAGCGAATGTATATGTATTATGATCCCGATATTGATAATCCGGCATTAGCAGGAGGCGACGCTGATCCAAGTGTTATTATGAAAGTAAAACCAATTGGATCGAAAGAGTGGATAAATACGAAAATAGATGCGAGTGGAAATGTATATGAAGAACCGTCGATTGAGGTTGTGAATGTTATGTTGCCTGAAAATGAAGCCGACGAAGGTTTAATGTAACTAGTCATCATCACTCAAACCAGCCCCGACGAACCACATGTTACGTTCAGTCATAATAATTTGAGGGTAATTTTTGAAAACAGCACACCAACGAGTAGGTAAGCGTTTGATACCGTCAATTTCAATTCTCGACAATCCTACGTAATCTTGGAGCAGGTAGTTAATACCCCTAACAGAACCGGAATGTGGAAAATAAACGACAACGTGGCTTTCATTTAAAATCCGGCGTGTTTCGCCCTTGTTTGTAGGAAGATGGTTGGTATTGATACAACTCGTTCTAGTATGCCTTCCGGTTTCAAGAATAGAGTTCAAAATTTTATAAACTGCTTCTCTCTGTTTTTTATCGTTGATGACATCAATATCATCAAAGACACAGCATGAATCTTTTAAATCGTCGATCTCGAGAGGATCAGAGATAAGATTCGGACCAATTTTGATACGCTTAAGCCCCTTGACCTTATCAAGAGTTTCATCTTCTTTTAATGCTGAGAATACGTATATGGGATTTTTAGGATACTTTTTCTTGTACTGTTCCAAATATCCAACAGTAAATGTCGATTTTCCTGAACCAGACGCTCCTGTAATATATAAAATATCACGTTCTTTTTTTGTATCAGGGACGATCTGAAATTTAGCGTCATCAGGTAGATTAACGTTACATAATGTTTTATCCGTTTGCGGATCTACCTCGCCTTGTGGTGCGACAGATACTATTCGTTTATCTAATCTTCCGCCCATAATTTTCGCAAGGGGTCTTCCAATATTTGCGAGATTAAATTCATTCATGTCAGATTTGTTCTATATAATATAATCAACATAAAAAAAATCTCAAGGTAACACATCTTTATTCTGAGCAACGAATTCTTTAGCTCTTTTGTTAATATCCTGATCGAGAGATTTGATCGCCTTATCGATCTCCTTCTCTGTGCGTAATGGTTTCCCGATTGTATTTGAAATATCTTGAAGATTTACTCGAACCTTCTCTCCAAGATTTTTACCCGATACATCATTCTCTAAAATTAGCTTGACAGCTTTGAGATTGCTTGAAAGCGAGTATAATTTGCCGGCCTCGCTATTGAAAAGTGATGAAAGCTTAACCATTTTCTCTTTGTCGCCTTCTAGGCGATATACACTAAATAACCTCTTGAGAGATTTATAGATATTGCCTACAGATTTGTAATGCTTATAATCTTCGCTGATTTGTTTGATCAGGATTTCGTCGGCTGGTACGTCTTGGAAAGCATAAATAATTGATAATTCTGTAAGTTTGCTAGTTTCACGTATATAGATCACAGCGTCGATTTTAATGTAGTCGATTGTTTTGATTGCTTTATCGACACGATCACAATCCAGCGGAGAAATATCGGCTGGAAAGAATTTCTCTTTGCTTCCGTCCTTGTTTTGAATTTTCAACTCCACAAACCAAATATCGTCCATTTCCGCCAGAGATTTCAATATACGTTTCAGCTCAGAGCAGATTTTTTCAGATGACAATTTTCGATTACTAATTGGACTCAGAAGATCGTAGTCGCTAAAATACTGTTGTGTTTTAAATGAACTTGTACCTAATTGAACAACTGGATTTCCGGCAAGCTTAAGGACATTAACAAACTTGCGGATTTCCTCATCAATACCCTTTTTTGTTTCAGAAATATCCATTTTTATATTAGTATTAGAATTTAATTTTCAGGTTTTTTTATGATAATCGATATTCTAGTCATTTCAAAAAAAATTGAAACGTTTTTCTGACAATAGACATGATGTATAGTCAGATACAATCAGATAGAATGAGCCAGAACCAATCCTTGTGCCGTTGTGCCGAGTGTGAAAAATGCCCTTCATACATCAATCCTTATGAGTGGGCGGAAGCAACTCACGGACCCAGAATACCAACATTTCAAGAAGATCCTGAGGGCTTCGTCGTGAAATGCTTTCAATTTCAACTGGAATTGATTAGCAAAATGACGGCCGGAGAGATCACACATGCTGAAGGTATGAAAATGCTGAAAGAGAAGTTCCCTACCGTTGTTTCAGACAGCGAGGACGACGAGGACGAAGAACAACCAAAAGAACAACCCAAAGAAGATGTCGAGCAATTCCAAATGGAGTTGATGACAAAACTCAGAGCCAAAGAGATCACACTTGTAGAAGGTATGAAAATGCTGATAGAGAAGTTCCCTACCGTTGTTTCAGACAGCGAGGACGACGAGGACGAAGAAGAACCAAAAGAACAACCCAAAGAAGAGGTCGAGCAATACACAGAATGCGAATGCTGTGACCGGATCTGCTACACGGGCGGAGTCCAATATCCAGACGGGTATTGCTGTGAGGACTGCGAGCCAGAGGAGAACAGCGACGACAGCGACGACGAGTAATCAGGTAAGAAAAATAGACGCAGGGTAAGTCGTCTTTTTTTTTCAAACTTTAATCCACTTTCCCAAACCACTCGTAATGACATTTGCGACCTGTCTTGATATTCTCCCAGCAATCAGCACATACGACGGTTTCGTCAGTAGGGGCAAACGCCTCACCGCCTAACTTCTCCTCACAGTTGTCGCAACGTTTCTGCCTTTGTAATTTTTGTAATTTTTCGTTGGTTTTTCTTGATGAAACGAACCCGATTAGTTGAACGAACGGCATCTTGATTGTATGATGTGAATGACTTGTCATCTGGCGATATGATGAAAATCCATTTCAATTTTTTCTATATTAGTATTTCATAGAAAAATAAAATTGAAGAGAATAATTTACAACAATTAGATATAGCAACAACTCAAACATGAGCGAACAAGGACAAGAACTCCTCAAAGCAGAGGCGATCATCAAAGAACTCCAAGCAGAGATTGATGCTCTCGAGGGCGACGTTTCATCACTAACCAAGATTATTGCTGATCTGGAGCAAAAGAACGAAGATCTTGGAGGAGAACTACTGATGGAGTGTGATCTCGCTGATGAGAGAATTCAAGATTTCAGAAATGAAAACTGGATACTCCAGAAAAAACTCGAGATCAAAGAAGAGGAGAACGCCAAATTGAAAACATTTATCGCATGTTCAGGCGTTCCACTCACTCCAGAAATTGCTGAATTAGTATTTGAAAAAGATGATGAATGATTTTAGAGAATAATATTTATGTGAAAAAACAGCATAAAGAATAGTTTATATAGTATAATATAATAACAACACAAACAAACAAAATGCCTCTTATCACAAAAGCAAAATCATACAAAGCTCGTATGAACCATCTCATCAAACACGCATTAAAAACTAGACGACTTGGAGATTTTTCGGACACAATTGAGATTTCCACCGGAGAGGATACTGTATCCTTTAAGATATATGGAAGAGAAATTACGATAACATACTGGATCACAAAACTAACTAATGGAGGAACTCAGTATGAGTATGTGGTAAGTGATGGATTATGTTGGATTAATGGACGAGATTGAATTTAGAATTTCAATTCAATTATGAAAAAAATTGAATTGAAAAAAAGTGAATAATCAAATACTACGATCAGATCATCAAGAAATAATCTAACGATATACAAATGAGTAGCACAATCTCACACAACATCAAGCAACGTGAAAACCCGAATGATGTCTTCATTACACCTTTGGAATTAGCCAAGACACATATCGACATGTGTGGTGGAACAGCCGAAGACATCTGGTATGATCCTTTCAAGAATTCAGGATCGTACTTCAATCAGTTTCCAGAGGAGTCCGCCGGAAAAGAATGGTCTGAAATACTAGACGGAAGGGACTTCTTTGAATATGAAGGAAAACCGACGATCATCTGTTCAAATCCGCCTTACAGTATGATCGATCGTGTCTTGGAGAAATCAGTAAGTTTGAAGCCAAGAGTCATCTCATACTTGTTAGGAATCGGAAACCTGACGGCTCGAAGAATGGAGATGATGGAGAAAGCAGGATACAAGATCAAAGCCCTTCACATGTGTAAGGTTTTCAAGTGGTATGGAATGAGCGTGTGTGTCGTCTGGGACAACACAATTGAAAAATCGATCTTCTCGTTTGATAGAACTGTATGGAAATAAACAAAGATTAATACATTAAGGAATAAGTGGTTTAATTTTTTTCTGTGTTAATATTATAAAAGATGAGTACGTATTTAACGCCTTACAATATCGCTATTGCTAATAAGCAAAAAGCATTTGATGTTCGTAATTTGAAGCAGGATATGATTGATGCTTACCAAAGTCCGCTTCGAGGCGGAAAACGTCAAGGTGACTATCAGCGTGAAGTTGGGGGTGACTTTTGGAGCGACTTTGCTGACGGTTTTATGAGTGTTATGAAACCAATCGGCCAAGTCGCACAAGTTGTAGCCCCGTTTTTAGGAGCAGGTCAGAGTGGAGGAATGGCTTGTAGGTGTCCTCGTCGTGGCGATTGTCGTTGCGGAGGTTACAGGAGTGGTATGGGTCTGAGTGGCGGAGATGAAGTGGTTGATGCAGAACACCCAATTCTTAACCCCGATCTGAACTCGACCGGTTTGTTTCACCCTGATATAAACCCTGCTTTTTATGGCTTTGGTCAATCTGGAGGTTATAACGCCAACGTGAGTGGTATGGGAATGTCGGGCGGTGACTTTCTTAGCGATTTAGGAAACACTATGAGCACGATCGCCCCTTTCCTGCCTCTTTTGGGTCTTGGTAGGAAGAGCAGTTCTGCTCAAAGAACCAAAGCTGTTGGTCGTGCTTTGATGGGAACTGGTTTCTTTGATGACCTTTTAGACGGAATTGGAAAGGTTGGCCAGGTTGCTTCAGCAGTCGCTCCTCATGTTCAGACAGGTATGGACCTATACGGTAAGTACAAGGGTAAAGGTATGACTGAGTCGGCTGACGCACAGAAGGTAGGAATGAATATTCTTCAAGAGCTTAAAGCCCTTCACGGTCAGGGTCTATCTGGAGGCGATTTTGACTGGAGTACCCTTGCTTCATTTGCTCCGTTGTTGCTTGGTCTTGGTATGAGCGGAGGCGAAAGCGAACCCGACATGTCTTATATCGAACCTTTCATGAGTGGATTCGGTATGAGTGGCGGATCGTTTATTGATGATATGGTAAAGGGTATTGAAAATGCTGTTGCAAAGGTCGGCGATTTCCTTGAAGCAGGAGTAAATAAAGTGGGTGATGTTCTTGATAAAGTGATGCCCGTTGTTGAAAAGGTAGGCAAGGTCGCAGATGTCGCTGGTAAAGTGATGGGTGCCGTCAGCGGTAAAAAGGGTGAGGGAATGTCGGGCGGATCGCTGGGTCAAAGGTCGGGCCTCGCTTCAGATACTCGTACTAAGTCGGGCAAACAGCAACTGTACAAGGGTGGGCAAAACTTCTCCAGTACTTCACCCAACGCAGGTATTCCCCCATTCAATCGCCCACCAAATGCCGGCATGTCTGGTGGCGATATGTCTGTAAATGCCCCTTACGTTGGCTTTAATATGGCTACTGGAAAGGATTTTAAACTCCCCGTTGGTTCTGGTTTGTCGGGTGGAGAGAGTGCCGAGTTGATGGCGTTGCAACAGCGTAATAATGCGAATCAGCCGTATATGACTGGACGTGGAAAACGACGCAAAGGTCGTGGTCAGGCAGGTAATAGCGAATCTCTCAACCAGATCGAAGCAGTAGGAAACCTTGTGAATGAAATGGCTTCTGCTAATCCTGCTGTGAATGGCGGTAAGCGTCCGGCTTCAAAGTGGATCGAGCATGTGAAGGCATATGCGAAACAACACGGCGTGAGCTACAAACAGGCACTCAAAGACGCAAAGGCAACGTATCGAGGAGCTGGTATGTCCGGCGGTGACTTTTGGAGCGATCTTGGAAATGTAGCATCAACTGTTGCCCCGTTTTTGCCCCTTCTGCTTTAAATCCTTTTATTTTATTATATACGTAAATGGTATAAAGATGCTCTGGACAATAGCGAGTGGAGTATTTTATTATGTTTTTCCTTCTGTTGCTGATATTGCTGTTTATATTCTCATTAAAACTGTGGTAAATCGCTTACTTTAAGATTTTTATTTTCTATATTTAGATTATAGGAATCTCTCGAACCGCATGTTTTATTATATCTCTGAGTATCTGAAATGGTTTAAAAAATGGAAACCCGCTGAACCTCAGCCGACTCCACAAGAAATCACGCTGAGTGAATTGATTAAGAAAAGGGCGGAGGAACAAAATGCGATTATCGAACGCAAGAAAGAAGAGGACGCTGTACCAGCCCCCGCAAAAGTTGCTGAGAAGGACTTTTTTGAATAAACCTATAATGGTTATATCCAGAAAAACCAATATTTTTTTATATTTAGGATATATATAAGAAAATATGGACAGATTGAAGAAATTGTTGGGTGCCGACCCTCCTATTAGTCAGAGTAAAAAGACCCAAGATCAATCACAGGGTCGAAGCAGAGAGGCAGAGCGTAGTGCTTTGAATAATGCTGACCGTAACTTTAATCGACAAGTGTATCAGAATGAGATCAGACAAGCGAACATGTATGAGCAATCCCAGATGCCTCCGACCCCTACTGACGTAGGTGTTTCATTCAAGATTGGCTCTTTTGTGAATAAATTATCACAGTTGTTGAGTTTTAAAACGGATTTATATAGCCAGCTTTCGACACTACTCAACTTGGGAGAGAAACCGGGTCGCTTGATCACAGATGCTCGTCTTATTAGTATCAGTTCAGATTTTTTCAAGATGACTGATATTATTGCTACGTATAATGAACTCGTGAATTATATTCAACTTTACGCACCTCAAATGAGGGCTTCAAGCGATTTCGCAAACGGTGTGAATACTACATACCTGTTGCCTCTGATTGCTCTTTTGAAACAAACAGCATCACTATATTCAACCGCATTTCAAAGTTTTCCAAACCAGATAGGAAATGAGATTGATCGTAGAGCATACGCAAGATTCAGAAAAGCGTCAGCTGAATCGTTCGGGACGCTTACATACATGTCTGAAAATCTGAGTAACGCTATATATAGCAATCTCACAAAAGCTGATATTGAACGATACACTTCATCAAAACGAATCGAGGAAGCGGTATTTACTAGAAACCCCTTTCCTATTGTTCCGGCGGTTGATCCTCTCGCTCAACCCCAACCTTACGTAAGGCCGGGTGGCCCCGCTCCTGCTCCTCCTACCGCTCAACAGATCGCAGACGCACAGGCACAACAGCAACAGCAACAGCAACAGCAACAGCAACAGCAACAGCAACAGCAACA